GTGTGTCATACCTCTTATACTAGCCGGTGTTTTTGATCTTTTTTTCCCACCACCACTAATAATTTTAAATTCCTTATATCTTTTTTTAATTTTGTCACCAACTTTATTCCATTTGCCCTTTGGAAACCTTTTTTTGAAGTGGTTAATTAATTTATCAATCGCCTCCATATATATATAGTTAAGAAATAATAAAACGCGCTAATCCTAAATAGTAATAATATGTATATAATTTAATGAATTTCATTAAAAATTTAGCAGACAATTACAAAATACCAGAAAAGCCTATAAGTATTGACCTAATTTTAGAAGGTGGTGCTTGTAATATAGGATATATGCTGGGTAGTTTGTTATTGATAAAAGAACTAGAAAAAAGGCACTATTATAAGATTGAACGAATATCAGGATGCAGTGCTGGAGCAATTATGGCATTTTATTTTATAACAGATACATTAGAAGATTGGATACACGATTATAAAAAAATAAGAAAATATTTTATTAATGAATTAAATATTTCTATTGTGCATGACATTCTGGGAGAGAAAGTCTTAAATATGCCCGATGAAATATTTAATTCTTATAGTAAGGATAAGTTATATATTAATTATAGAGATAAGGATATTTGTTGTGCAAAAAAGAATGTATATGAAAATAAAAAGGAATTATTAACTACAATATGTAAAAGTATTCATATACCTTATTTTATAGACAGTGAGATGTATTATGACGAATGTATTGATGGGGGATTACCATATATATTTAATACACGCGATGAAAGAGACAATCCAATGTTGTATATTAGCATATCTAATTATTATTTATGGTTAAAATCAGTGAATATACATAAAGAAAGAAATGTATATGGGAGATTAGTAGAAGGTGCATTACAAACTCATAATTTTTTACATCATAAGCATTCAAGTTATATATGTAGTTATATTAATGATTGGTCTGTGTTTGAATGGACAATGGTTAGATTAAATCAATGGGGGTTTTATATATTTGTATTGGTAGTTATGAATCTTGTGAATTTGTTAAAAAAAATATATCCTTATATTTGTCATTTAAGTGTGGTAAAAAAATTTAAAGAATTGTTGGGGGAATATATAAAGGATTTAGTATTATTATTATTAATTTAATTTGTTTAACTAATATATATATATATGTCGGAGACAGATACTCCTTTTAACTCATCGCCATACGGGCCACCAATTTTTTTTAACAATATACGAAGATATTTAGAATTGATAGGTTTTAATAGGGAAACTGTGATTGGTATAACAAAAGCATTATTTTTGCTGGTATTAGCAATAAGCGGTAATTTTTTGGCAGAATTATTAAGTTGTCAAACACAGAGATTAATGAGTTCTATGTTTGCGAAGCATATAATGCTATTTTTTATGATATATTTTACATTAGATTTTTCATCGGTAGGAAATGATCATCCAACATATATATTAGCAAAAGCGATATTAATATGGACAGTTTTTCATATATTTTCTAGAACCGATTTGATATATACAATAGTATCATTTTCAATGCTGGCAGTTGTGTATGTAATATCAAATTATAGAGATTATTATTCACAAGAGTTTAATAGTAAATCTAGTTCCGCCCGTACGGACAAGAAATTTACAGAAGATTATAATACAATGGATGATTGGTTAAGAAATATTCAAATATCATTATTCTCCGCAACATTAATAGTATTAATATGGGGGTTTTTGAGATATTATATAGCAAAAAAACAAGAATATACAACGAAATTTACATGGAAAGAATTTTTTGAAGGTCATGTGAAATGTAAAGGTTCAAGAAAGTCCATGCATTTTTAAAGTATTGCGATTTTAACAGCACTAATAATACCCATAGATGGAAATAATATATCCCATGTTAGCCAATCTAAATCTATTTGTCTGCTAATGGCTTTTTCATCTTTGGGGGGATCATAATCTCTCAACAAACATCTACCATTAATCTTTCTAGTTCCCATAGCGATAAACATAATAATAATGTGAGTACATAATATATATTTATTAATAGAAACAACAGGAATAAGTAAAGTTAATATACCAACTAAGCTATGTCCAATATCATTAAATTTTTTATAATGAGTTGAAATTCCTGTGATAATTAACATTTGTGTAGCGATTTTACTAAAAATAATAAATAAATCAATTTTATGTAATTTGGTATATCTAATAATAGATAATTCTAAAATAATAAAAGCAATAACACTTAATAAAATGATATTGTCTTTTGTAAATATGTTAATCATATATTTACAAAACAAAAATAACCAGTATTTAAAACTTAAAGATGCCCTTATATTTTCTTCGTTTTCTTTTTCTTTTTTTTGTTTTCTTTTTCTTTTTTTTATAAATTCTTTTTTTTGTTTTCTTTTTAGGTTTTTTTTTGGCAGGTTGATTTTTTTCATCTTTTGGAACATATCTTAAAAAATACCATTCATAATCTTTTGTTCCTCTTTTATCTTTCAATTCTTTAAATTTTTTAGATTTTTCAGCGCGCATCATTTCTAATGTAGGTTGTTTTCCATAACATTCAATACTAAATCTTTTAAGAATGCCCTTTTGACTTAATCTATTTTTTTGTTGAACTTTAAACAAAAATTCACTCATACAAATTAATCGGGATATATCATAATAAGGTCTTTCAGCGTAAGTAAATGCTAAATAAAAAGTGAGCATTGTATCAAGAGTAGCAATGCGAATGTTTTCACCATTTAGATTTATAATATTATAACTATGACAAGATATAGGTTTATATATGAAAGCGATAGTTTCGGGCCCAACTCTAATTTCATAATGTTTTTCAATCATTTCTCCAACTTCATCGTGTTTAATAATATCAATTTTGTCAACACCAATATTGTGAAGCCTTTCTTTCACTATTCTTGCAGTAGCTTCAGGATCTTCAGATAAAACATCAAAATCAGGAATTTCGGGAACATATTTTTTACTTAAGTTTTTTAAATACAATCTATTTGCAAAAGCGCCAAAAAACACACAACCGCTTTTTACAAAACTATCTCTTATTGTAAAAAATAATTTTTCTTCCAATGTTTGTAAAAATTGTTCTTCATCTTTCATATTAGTTAAAACTTTTTTACCACCTTTTTGTAGAGATTTTTTTGTGCCATATTGAAATACCCGTTGAATATTATCAATATTACAATGTGATCCTTTTAATGGATAATGTTTGTTTAAAAGGGATAATCTTTTTAGTACTTTTTCCCAACGAGAAACGTCACCGGCTGGTCTTGATAATTCCAAAAACATATTCATTCTTAAATAATTAGCAGAGCAGTAATGAATTCCATTAACGGTAATAGTTTCTTTTGCTAATCTATTAAATAATAATTTTGGTAAATAGGTAATGTCCGCAACTGGTATATAATTTACAAAAACTTTGAATGTTCCAGCATGAACGCCGGATTGTGCTATAACTTCTTCAAAACCCAATTTATAATATATATCAGCTAATTCTTTTGCGTGTGCTAGTGGCGTGGGGGAATAAAAATCATAATCAGGTAATTCAATATCTTTATTATAAAATTGATCTTCAACTGGTAGAATATTATTAATCGCGGTTCCTCCATAACAAATTAATTTTTTACTTTTTAAAAAGTCTTCAACAATAGATATTATTTTTGTGACATCGGGGTCATTCATAGCTTTTTTTCCCTTTTTATTATCTATAGTATCAATCGCGTTTCTTAATATTGCCAATTCACATTCTTCAAAACTCATTTTTTTATCGCATATAGTCATTAATATATATATATATATAAGCAAGATAAATATATTAATTTATAATTTAAAATCAACAACTTCAGTTCCTTCTTTTCTTTCTTTATAACTAACATTAACATTTTGGTCCTTTGGAGGTTTAATTTTCGTTTCGTGATATCTAAGGTGATATGGTTTTAAAATAAATGCGGTTCCAGCTTGTTGAAATTTTTTAAGGAAGAATTTATGATTGGTATCATTAACACTAAAATTACTACAACACATTTGACAGCCATATTTTTGATGTAAAATAATTTTTGGATTTGTATCATTGGAAACAGCATCGGGTAAAGTTAGGGTTATACCCTTTTTATTAGATTCAGTAAGTTCAGACATATCATGTCCAAAAACAATATCATAATTTCTAAGAACGCGGTAATTTGGCATTTTATCAGATAAATTTATTAACTCAGCTAAATTAGTCCCCTCATATGTATTTTTAGGATCGCTCACCATTATTACTACTTTATTCCATAAATCTCTTATTTTTACTGTTTGCATATTAGATTTTTTACTTGCGTATTTACCTTCATTTCCTAATTGACTGGATAATAATCTATTTCCAAAAACATCTTTTATTTTTTTAGCTAGTTGATCAATCGCATTTGAATTTTCTGTTCTAATTCTGAAACTCAAAAATAGGGGATCTTTGGGATTAGGAGCTAAACCGGCCCCAAAAGCATAAATTTCAAGTGTTTTAAATAAGGGGTCAAGATCAATATGGTTGTAACTTCCTTTCAACATAACTTTTTCATTAGGTTCGCTATCTGGAGCTGCTGCTATAATGGCTCTTCCGCCTTTTGAATATAATTCAAAATCTAATACTCTAGCTCCCTGTTTTATAACTTCTTTTAAAGGAACTAAACTCACAAAATCATTAGATATTGAACCGCCACAACAAGAGTTATAACTACCTAATATATAATAATCTCTCAATCCGTGTTTATGGGTTATTGGCATATTTCCTATTTGCGTACCACTTCCATATAATTTTTCAATATCTTCATCATTTTTTCCTTTTAAATTTGATTTATAATCATAAAATCTTAATGCTCCAAAAATAAGCATAAAAGTAAGAATATAAAAAAAGATTACTGGTCTATTTTTTGGGTCGGTAACCCATTGATAAAAACCTTGACTCATTTTTTTTCCTAATTTTTTTGCGCGATCCGAATATTGAACCATATATATATAAATGGAATATTATAATGTTTATGATAATCCTAAAATTTATATTTATTAACTATTAAATATATTAAAATAATCTGTATTATTATATTAAGAGATGACCGGTGGATTAATGAATTTAACTACTTATGGAAAAGAAAATTTAATATTAAATGGTAATCCAAAAAAAACATATTTTAAAGCTACATATACCAAATGTACTAATTTTGGATTACAAAGATTTAGAATTGATTATCAGGGTAGCAGGGTTTTGAATTTAACAACCCCCACGATATTCAATTTTAAAATTCCCAGGTATGCAGAATTATTACACGATACATACTTAAGTGTTACATTACCCGATATATA